CCTGATACAAATCTATCAAGACTAAATTTACGACTGCTGGTTCTACTGTAGATAGGTTGTAACGTTACACTGAACGAACTTTTTGTAGGAACGTGTGCTGTGCCGCCGCTTACTGATCCGCCAAACCCTAAACTACCTGCAAGTCCGGCAACTTGTCCTATTCCGCCGGCAATACTACTAACTGCTCCGGCAACACTAGCAACTGATCCACCAAACAGACCGCCTAATGCAGTAGCAGTGCCGCCAATTGAATCAGCTAGTCCTTCTATTTCGCCTGCGGCAGATCCCACTACTGGTACACTGATATAATCGCAAGTGTTTTCTAAATTTACTGTCATGTTAGTAACAACAACTGGTACATTTTTAAAAACATAATTGCCGTAACCATTTAAAAATATAATAGGCGGTGGGTTGCCGGCTTTCGGATCATTTCCTGCAAACATTTTGGTTAAACTTCTTAAATAGTGTACCATTGCAATCCAGTAGAGTCCTTCGGCAGCATCGGAAACATACATAGGTGCATTAATAGTTATCTTACCAGGGTCACTATTTTTGAAATTTTGGAACGTATAATTTGTGTGTATTGTTGGAATTGTTCCATAGCTGGCGGATGACGCAATGTTGATTTTAGGAGTGTAAGGAAATATTAATCCGCCAGCATCTTTTAAAGGTTTCAATACTGGACTACCTCTAAAACTAGTCCACTTAGCCATGCTTAATCTAACACGCCAATCGTTTGCATTGTCAGAGTCTGTAAATTCAGCAATGGCTCCAAGAACATCGCCAATTGCTTCGCCGGCGGCTGGTAAGTTTATTGCTCGAATTGCACTGGCAACTCCACCGCTGTTATATCCGGCAGAAATAGCAGAACTCAATCGACTTGCCGTACCTACTGCGCTTCCAACTGCACCTATAGCATTAGCAGATTTTCCTAATGTTGAAGCAAGGCCGGCGCCTGTATCAAATAAACTCATAATAATATCCCTCTTTGGTGTATTATTTATTTGACTTTATTAACTGCGTAGTTTATAATGTAACTTACGAGGACTCATCTAATGACAGTAAAAGTAAATTACCTAAACAACAAGGATATGTTGTTAGAAATACATAGAAGTAAAAGTTCATATTGTAGCTTTACAGACCCTATCTATCACCAATATGATCTAATTTTAGCAGATGTAACTAAAATCAATATCAGAACAATAGCAGAAGCCAAACGTGCAAGGGCTAAACGCATTGGAGATGCCGAATACCAAAGGCGCAAAGCCGCTGGAGAGAAAGTCAAACAAGCAGACTGTGAAGTTGACTATAAAAAAATGCTAAAAACCGATTTGGTGTTTAGAATTATGACATTTGATCATATTCCACTCAACGGTATTAGAAAGAAAAATCCAAAAACACTTGCTGACCATAGGGATAAAGTTAACTTCCCTCCTTTCCAACATTGGAAGTTTGATGATAAAGACGAATTAATATGTGTGGGCAAAAGTCATTGGAAGGGTGATTTGATTAAAGGCAAGTTTGACAAAGATGCAGGCCAAATTACTCCAACTTTAGCGAGAATGATGTTAAAATTGTGTGAGAGGTATGCTACTCGCGGTAACGTTCGAGGCTACACTTACAATGATGAAATGAAAGGACAGGCTATTTTGCAGTTAACACAAATTGGATTGCAATTTGACGAAAGCAAATCGGACAATCCGTTTGCATATTTTACTGCGGCCGTTACTAACAGCTTTGTTCGAGTTATTAATATTGAGAAACGTAACCAGAACATTCGTGATGATATTTTGGAAATAAATGGAATGAATCCTAGTTACAGCAGAACTGGTGCCGGCGAACATGCGGCAGCTCTTAAACGACACAACGAGGACACGTCTAGTGAGTAATTTGTTTAAAAAAGTAGCTTGTTTCACAGACATACACTTTGGGTTAAAATCTAATAGTAGTGTACACAATCAAGACTGTGAAGATTTTGTAGATTGGTATATTGCTAAAGCAAAGGAGGAAGGCTGTGACACAGGAATTTTTATGGGAGATTGGCACCATAATCGCAATAGTCTTAACATCACTACTATGGACTATAGCCTTAGGGCCTTGGAAAAGCTGGGTCAGGCGTTTGATAAATTTTATTTCTTCCCTGGCAATCATGACTTATATTATAAAGACAAACGAGATATCCATAGTGTTGAGTTTGGGAAGTATATTCCTGGTATTACTGTTGTACATCATCCAATTACAGAAGGAAATGTCACGCTTTGCCCGTGGCTCGTCGGAGATGAATGGCGGAGTATAGGCAAACAAGGCGGCAAATATATCTTTGGACACTTTGAACTACCTAGCTTCTTTATGAATGCCATGGTTCAGATGCCGGACCACGGAGAGATTCAACTGGATAGTTTTCAAAATTACGAGTTAGGATTCAGCGGACACTTCCATAAACGCCAACAACAGAAGAATATGATCTATATTGGCAATGCGTTTCCGCACAACTATGCTGATACGTGGGACGATGACCGCGGTATGATGATTTTGGAATGGGATGGGCAACCTGAATATCACAGTTGGCCGGCGCAACCCACGTTTCGTACTGTAAAACTAAGCCAGCTAATCGACGATGCTGATAAAATTATCAAACCCAAGCAACATTTGCGTGTTGCATTGGATATTGATATCAGTTATGAAGAAGCAAGTTTTATTAAAGAGAAGTTTATTGCTGATTACGACATTCGCGAACTTACTTTGATTGCAGAAAAGAAAGAAATTGAGATTAACACCAACATTGACATTCAATCTTTTGAAAGTGTTGATCAAATTGTCAGCAGTCAGATTGTAAACATCGATTCTGATCAGTTTGACAAAAACATGTTACTAAGCATTTACAACAGCCTATGATAAAAATTAAGGATTTAACAGTTAAGAATTTTATGAGCGTGGGTAATCAAACCCAGGCTGTAAACTTTGATAAAGAAAACTTAACACTTGTTCTAGGAGAAAACTTAGATCAAGGCGGAGACGACAGCGGAAGTCGCAATGGCACTGGTAAAACTACTATTGTAAATGCATTAAGTTATGCATTATATGGTAATGCGCTTACTAATATTAAAAAAGACAACTTGATTAATAAAATCAACAATAAAAACATGTTGGTTACGCTTACGTTTGACAAAGACGGTACTGAATATCGCATAGAACGGGGACGTAAACCCAACGTGTTACAATTCTTTGTTAATAATCAAGCACAGGATACAGAAGAAACAGACGACGCACAAGGCGATATGCGAGAAACGCAACGCGACCTTGACGATTTGCTGGGCATGAGTCATGATATGTTTAGACATATTGTTGCTCTTAACACTTATACAGAGCCGTTCCTTTCTATGAAGACCAACGACCAACGAGTTATTATTGAGCAGTTGCTGGGTATTACACTGTTAAGTGAGAAGGCCGAAGGTCTTAAAGAAATAATTAGAGCCACTAAGGACAATATCTATCAAGAAAATGCAGATATCGAAGCCGCAAAAAAGTCTAACGAGAAAATACAACAAAGTATTGACTCATTAACGTCAAGACAAAATGCATGGAATACTCAACACGAAGAAGAAGTTGAAAAAATAGCAAGAGCTATTGTAGAATTAGAAAATGTAGATATAGATGCTGAGCTGACCAAGCATACTGACTTGAAACTGTTCGAAGAACAGACAGCGAAGCTGAAAAGCCTAAATAAGGAACGGGCTACGTTGGATAGCGCGACAGCGCAAGCGGAGCGAAGCGTAAAAAAGTACGCTGACGAGCTTGCTAAGTTGAAAGACAAAAAGTGCCACGCTTGCGAACAAGAACTGCATGATCACAAGCATGAAGAAATGAGTGCCACTGCTATCAAGCATCTTGAAGAAGCACAAAAGTATTCAGATAAAGTTGCCGGCGACTTGGCTAAGATCATGAAAGAGATCAAAGCCATTGGTGAGGTGCCTGGACGGCCTAACACTTATTATGATACCGTTGAGCAAGCACTTAAACATCAGAACAATCTCAAAACACTTGAAACACAGTTGACAATCAAAGCAGGCGAGTCTGATCCGTATCAAGAACAAATTGACGAATTAAGACACACTGCAATGCAGGATATCTCGTGGGATCATGTCAATGAACTGAACACTCTCAAGGATCATCAAGAGTTCTTGTTAAAGCTGTTGACCAGCAAGGACAGTTTTATCCGTAAGAAGATTATTGATCAGAACTTGGCATATCTCAACAATAGACTTACCTACTATCTCGACAAGATGGGTTTACCACATACTGTTGTGTTTCAGAATGACCTTAGTGTTATTATCACACAGTTAGGCCAGGATCTAGACTTTGATAACTTGAGCCGTGGCGAACGTAATCGTTTGATACTGGGCTTGAGTTGGAGTTTTAGAGATGTTTGGGAAAGTTTATATCAAAGCATCAACCTGTTGTTTGTGGATGAGCTGGTGGATAACGGTTTAGATGCCAGCGGAGTCGAAGGTGCATTGGCTGTGCTGAAGAAAATGGCACGTGAACGTAAGAAGAACATATTCTTAATCAGTCACAAGGATGAATTAATAGGTCGTGTAAACAATGTGCTTAAGGTTATTAAAGAAAATGGCTTTACAAACTATGCAAATGACTTAGAGGTAACTGAATAATGCATCAAGATGAGGCAACGCATGATCAACTCATGCGGGCCTTCGCTGAATACTTCAAAGCCAACCAGCGTTGGATCAACAAAGGCACACGGCAAGCAGGTTTAGAAACTAGATACTGGCTTGCACAAATAAGAATCATTGCCCGTGACCGTAGGGCACACATACAAGAATACAGGCACTGGCTAGACGCTACCAAGGCAGAGCGCAAAGCCGCTCAAAATCACAAGGATCAAGGCTCACACAATGCTAACTAAAGCATGTCATGGACTTATCAAAACGAAATCGTTGAAACACTTCCCGAAGAATGTGTGGGTTTCGTATACTTGATAACAAATGTCATCTCTGGACGCAAATATATAGGCAAAAAATTAGCCAAGTTCGCCAAGACCAGCTACAAAGTAGTCAAACTTAAGAACGGAACTAAGAAAAAAAAGAAAATACGTAGCAAGATCGACAGCGACTGGCGCGATTATTATGGGTCAAACCTAGAATTAAACGCTGACGTATTGAAATTAGGCAAAGAAAACTTCACTCGAGAAATCCTATATTACTGCACAAGCAAGGCGCAATGCTCTTACATCGAGGCCAGAGAACAATTTACCCACAAAGTTCTAGAATCAAAAGACTATTATAACGGCCAGATTAGTGTCCGTGTACATGGTTCACATATACTCAAAGGCTAATAATTCAGGCCGTTTAATCGCCAAATAAGCCCGCACAGGCGTTGATATTGTGCCCTGAATCCGTTCTGATGTGTGACGGTAAGGTGTATCTGCTTGGCGACAGACCAGTAAACTACTACCCGCAAGGATGATGATGGGATACGCCTATAACCCGTTTAGTTTATGAAAAACAATTTAGAAAGGCTAAAAGAGGGAGAAATACCCACGGCTTTGCGTATGTTAGCGTATATGTAAGGACCCGCCGTTGTATAAAGACTCAGCTCGAGGTACCGGACAACCGCCTCTGTAACTGC